ATAGGCATTCCACGCAATGCTTGTTGATAAAAAGCTATGTTCTGTCTTGGATAAGCTAATTGATCTTGGAATTCTTGATAACCTGTATCATAAAGTTGTTGTTGCATAGCTTGTCTAGCAGTTCCTGCTTGCCCTAATTGATCCATTCTTTGTATTTCAGCAGTTTGTCCAGCAAATCCTAAATTACCTAATTGATTGGCTGCTGCTAACTGTTGTTGTCTGGTTTGTTGATCTATTCCAATAGCACCTAATCTTGCTGCTCTATCTGTATTGTAAGCAGATTGTGCTTGTTCATAATTTGCTGCTGAACCTGCAAGTTGTATATCTGATATTTGTTTATTTAAATTTCCTTCTCTTTCTGATTGCATTATTCCTTCACGATACCCACCTAAACCTCCAGAAAAAGCAGCATCCTGTGCTATAAGATTTGAATCTCTAAGAGATTGTTCTCTAGCTACATTTTGAGCCATATCAATAACTTGTTGTTGATATGGATTCATGTAAGAATTTATATTTCCATATACAGGAGCACCGCTTGCATCAACACTAGTTTGTTGATTAAATCTTTGTAAAGCTAAATTTTGTCCAGAACCAATTGCTGTTCTCAATTGTCCATCTGGACCTTGTATTTGATTTTGTGCTAAGTTTCCTGTTACATCTGATGCTATTCCAAATTGAGCAGGGTCTCCTGCTACAGCTAAACCAGCTTTACCTGTCATAGCTAACTCTTGTTCAGGAGTAAAAGTAGCAAGTCTTTGCCCTTCATAAGTTGTATAAGGAGCAAGAGATTCTGTCTCTGCTCGTTGCATTAATCTCGTTATGTATGGCTCTGCATACTCAGGAAGATTAGATTGTGTTACTGTTGATGTGGTTTCATTAACACCACTTCCGCTACCGCCTTTACTCATTGTCAAACCTCTTTTCAAATACCGTATAAGCTTTCTTCCAATTAGACCTACTTAACCATTTCCAAAATCCAAACCTAGCTGTTCCTTCAATACCGTCACAACCTGAGTCTTTAGCCCAAGCTTCCAGTTTTTTGCAGAGCAACCAAGCCCAGTGTTTAAATTCATCACCGCCAATGTATTGAATAGCACACATTAAACTAGCGGGATACCTTACAAATTGAGTTGTAGCTACTCCTAATAACTTATTATCTTTATCTAAAGTTACCCACAACTGTTGTTGATCATTTAATAATGCTTGATGCACAGAATCTATTGTCCAACGTCCATTAGAACGTTTTACTGCTTTTTCTAAATGTGGTTTAGCATCATCCCAAACTGTATAGATATAATTAAGAGGTATTAAACTAATAATATAATCTGGATATTCTTCTTTAATATCAACATAATTAGTATCTGCTTCATCAAAACTATTTGCATTTAACATATTTAAGCTGCCATTATTTTTTTATTACCAAGTGGTTTAGCTTGTTTGTTAGTTCCTGTTTTTTCTACTCTAACTCTATCTAGCATACCATCAAGTTTATCGGAACCGTTATCACTATCTCCATCCCCTAACATTGAAACTACATCGGCAGGAACTATATATTCACCCGGAGAAACTGCTACTGCAGATTGATTACCAATTTGACCCATAACTAAATCATCCATTCCCCCTCCTGCACCTTCAATTTTTCCTTCAGTTTGTGCATTAGGAACTTGTTGTTTTAATATTTTATCTCTTAATTGTAAAAAAGCATCAATTCCAAATTGTTGTATAAAAGCTTGTATTACAGAATCAGGATTAGGATGACTTCCTAATACAGCTTGTATAACTTCTTGTTCTAATGGATTTTGCATAGGCTGTTGCATAGGCTGTTGCATAGGCTGTTGCATATTAGGAACATTCATTCCCTCTGTTAAATTAACTAAACCTCCTGAATACATTCCGGGTTCAACATATAAAGGTGGTGATTCTTCTGTAGTTTCTTCTTCTTCTTCAGCTTCTTCAGCTTCTTTTTCTTCTTCTTCTTTTTTTGCAGCTTCAAGTTCAGCTAAATAATTTTCGTAAGCTTCTTCTTGTTGTTGTGCATAAGCCTCAGATGGTATATCTCCTCTTGCTATTGAATCTGCTATTGCTTGATTATATGCATTCTCTGCAGCATTTCTATCTTCTACTGATAAAGTTTGATAAACATATTCAGGAGAACGAATAGCAGGGTCTTTTTCATAAGCTACTCCCATATCAGGAGATTCTGCATACATTCCCACTCCCCCATAATTATTAATACCATTATTAGGATCATTAATTACGCTATAACCATTATCTAATTCTATTACGCTTCCATCTCCGGGATTTGTAAAATTACTTAAATCATTTATTTGTTCAGTGCTTCCATCTGGTCTTATAAGAATGCCTGAAGTTGCTTGTCTTTGTTCTCCGGGATAAAAATTATTACCATCTTCTACATTGCCTAAAAGCGGATCGGTATTTGTGTATACAAATGTGCCATCTGCTGTATAACCTGTTGTACCTACTATTACATCATCTTCAGAATATACAGTATTTGTATTGTAATCAGCACCATAAACTATTCTAGTTGGATCAATTCCTGCTGCTACAGCAGCTTTATAAGCATCTAACTCTCCTTGTCCTCTAGCAGCTTCTTTAACAGATTCTTTATTTTCTTGTACTTGATCGTATGTTGTAGCATCACTTCCTAAATATGGATTCATACCATCAGGACCTCCTCCTGATCCATACTGATAAGTAGTGGATGAATAATCTTCACTATCAGGGCTAATATAACCTTCATCACCTTCTTGTAGTTGTTTTCCTGTTTCTAAATTAGTGTTACTGTCAACAGTTACAGGTCCGCTAATTGGTTCATTTGAAACTGTAGTTGTAGTTCCATCTTCATAAATTACAGTAGAAGTTCCATCGTTATTATTTATTACTTGGGTATTAGGATTATTTGTTTGATCATTGTCTGTAGCATTTGTTTTACCATCACCAGTGTTATAAGTTTGTTCAGTATTTATGTATCCTGTGTCTGTTTGTGTAGTTGTTCCTGTTCCTGTGTTTGTTTGTGTAGTTGTTCCTGTTCCTGTGTCTGTTCCTGTTCCTGTTCCTTTATTAATAAATGAGCGACCTGCACCTTCTATTACAGTATCTAATCCTGTGTTACGAAAAGGACTTAATAGTTGTGTTGTAGTGGGAAGCCCAGCATTGTAAGCATCTTGTACTCTTCCTAATACACTTCCTGCAGGAACTTGATCATAAGCATAATTAGGTAAAACCATTGGTTGATATCTGCTAGTTATAGGATTAGGAGCAATAACTGCTGGTGTTTCTCCTTTTGCTGCTTGTCTAGCACTTATTGCACTAGCAGGTATTACTCTATTAGGGAAATAATTAAATTCAGAATCAAATCCCGGCATGTAAGTATTTGACGGTCTGTATTGACCTTCGCTTCCTACACCATAAACAGTTTCTCCTTCTGCATAAGAAGGTATTTGACCACCTTCAGCAACACCATAAATATCATAATAAGGATTTCTTTTATGTATTTGTTCAGGATATTTAGCATACAGTTCTTCTTTTCTTTTGTCCTTGTTAGCTCTGTATTCAGCCATTTCTCTTTCGTATTCTTCTTGAGCATTTTGTGCTGATAAAGAACCTCCTCCTAAAGCTATAGGAAGATAGTTATTAGAAACTGCATCTACAGTATTACCAGAAAATATATTAGAACCTATTTCTCCTAATCTATCTCCTGTAGTCATATTCATAAATTCACTTTGAGCTTTTACATTTGCTGCATCAGCTATTTTAATTGTTTGTGGATTAGATAAAACCCCAGCATCCATAAATGCCTGACCAGCATCTTGTCCTAATTTTTTAAGTGCTTCTTTACCTATAACCTCTCCTGTTAAATTAGAATTTAATGCAGCATTTCTTATTGCTTCTTCTGATACTTGCTTTCCTGCTTCTTGTAATGCTGCATCAGTTGCTATTTGAGTTTCGGCTTCTACAAGTCCAGAAGTTCCAACATCTCCTAATATATTACCTACTCCGTAACCTAATACAGCAGAAGCTAAACCTTTTTCTAAATCTCCTGTTTCTGCATAAGTACCTAAACCTGAACCTAATGCAGCACCACCTGCTGCCCCTACAATCCCCATACTTAACAAATTAGGAAAGACTGTGCCTCCTATAAGGCTACCTAATATAGCCCCTATAAACGCTTCTGGTTGCCCTGTTTGCGGGTTTATTGTTATAGGCATAATAGAAGCTAATCCCTCTACTTCTTTAGGATTAACGTGCATAAGCATGGTATCGCCATAGCGACCCATATTTGCTAATTCTTGTGCTTGCTTCTTAGCATCCATTTTATCTTTCCTCTTTTGTTTCACAACCAAACATATTAAAACTCATATTCACTGCACTTGTATAAACTTTTACAACATCTGTTTGATTTAATGTTATACCTATTACTATTGTTAAGGAATCATTAGCTGCAACAGATTTGCCGTAATATAAATATTGTTTATCGTTAGCACTGGCACCAGCAACATGAACACTTAATCTAAATGTTATAGCCGATCCTGTGCGATTTGCTGCCACAATAGAACTAACAGTTGTTTGTGTCATATCTGGTACTGTATAAAGTACAGTAACTGTGGTTGCAGCAGGGTCTATTTGACCTAATACTTTAAGATTATCAGACATGTTTCATTCCCATTAATAAAAATTGATGTCTTTTAATAGATTTACTTGTAATACTTTCTTGCATTGTTTTTAATAAAAACAAAGAATCTTCTATAGATTGTATAGAGTTTTGTATTTGTTCTCTTGTTAAAGCTTCATTTACATAATTGTAATTAGCATCTGGAATAGGTAATGTTATTAATGCTTTTTTACTCATTATCTTTTTCCATCTGGTCTCATTTCTATTCTAAAAGAACCTAATCTCCATCCATAACCAGTACCAGAACTTTCAAATCTAAGTATAGCTTGTCGTGTTCTAGCTCTTATAAAAGCTTGTTGTGTTGATGAATTAATACTACTTGTTGTTAAGGTTGTTGGAGTATCTAAAGGAAAATCTACTCCTTTAACAGAAACAGACAAAGTATCATTTGTACTTGTTGAATTTTTAAATTTTAAATCTGGTATTATTTTTGACAAAAACATATAGTGTTCTCCGTCAGGCTCTAAATCAAAATCAGAAGTTTCAATAAAAGCATTCATAACATCACCATCAGAATCATTGCCTATTTCTTGATTGTATAAATAGTTAGTATTGCTATTTGTAGTTTTACCAGCAGCTAAAGGATTGTCTAAAGAATTAGCTTCTATCCAAGCTGTTCTTGTAAAATTATCGTTAGTTGTGCCAATTGACCATAAATTTTCTAAATAATTAAAAATAACATAACGATTTATTTCAATAGAATCTGCAGAAGGATAAAACCAAATTATTTCATTTTGATCTACATTAGATGTTCCAAATATTTTATAAGATTGATTTAAATTTATATCTGAAAATATATAATCTTGCACAGAACAAGGTAAGGTTTGTATGCTGCCAGCATAAACATAAAAACTACCTCTATCCATAAAAAATACTTTATCGTCTGCATTAATTGCAGATTTAGGAGAAATCATAGATGGACCTTGCATAATTTCTGTAAAAGAAAATATAAAAGGTGCTCCGCTATAACGCATACTATGTATACCTGCATCAGTCCAAATTAATATTTCTTGTCTAGTTTTTAATGCTCCTACTATAATTGATCCAGATGATATTCGTGTTCCACCTGCTGTATTAGTTGATGTAGGAGTCCAATCAATACTACTTTCTTGATCTGACCATCTAACAAATAAAGGATCAATTGACGATGATCCTATTGCATTAGCTCCAAAACAAATAATATGTCTGTCTATATCTGAAACCATTATTTGTAATGCTAATATAGGAACATCACTTGCATTTGCTAAAGAAGTAAAAGGAATTGCTCTTGTAGTAATTCCATTGCTTTCATCCCAATAATAAATACCACCACCTCTTATGTTTGATATTAAATCATCTCCAAAATTATCTTGTGACCATAATCTTAATTGATTTAAAGAATTTAAATCAGTAGTGCTGCCAAATGCTCCTGCACCCCAAGTATCTGCACCCCAACCAGTTCCTTTAACGTACACATCTAAACCTATACTTATTTGATAAACTCCGTCTACACCTGAACCACCATTACCACTATCGCTAGAATTAGCTGTTACTTCATCTCCTGAAGTGTCTTTAGCTATTATTTGATAAGTATTTGCAGTTAATATTTTTAATATTTGATATTCTTGATTTAAAACAACAGCAGTTATAACACCACCCAATGAAACTGCACCAGATATTGTTACAAAATCTCCTGTAACTGCACCATGATCGTCATCTGTTGCTACTAAAGTAGATGAGCCATTAGTTGCTGCAAATAAAATTCCATTAGTAGTTGTAGCTCTTATAGGAGTTATATCATTAAAACCATTTCCTTCTTTAACGTAATATTTTAAATGAGTACCTGCTCCTATATAATCAGTTTGTCCTTTTTCTCTATACGAATGTAAACTTCTGCAAGTTCCTTCAAAAGTATCTTCTGAATTTTTTTGCCATCCTCCTATTTTTTCAGGAAGACCGCTACGAAATCTTATTTTATCAGCATCAAACCATCCGCCTTCTTCTGCATAAGAAGTACCTTCTTTATTTATTCCGGGTTTAAATACATATTTTTTTAACATTATTTTTCTAAAACTCTTTGTTTTAATCTTTCAGCTCTTAATCCTACTTGTGTAGCCCATTTGCTGTCCATCATTTCTTTTGCAGCAGTTTTAAAATCATTTTTTTTCATTGCAGCAAGAAATTTTTTAAATTTACTTAATCTTGGATAACCTAAGTTAAAACACATATTAACCATTACACGTTGTTTATTATCGTCTAATTTTTTCCACCAATTTAAATTACGATCTAATTCATTACAAACTATATCTATATCATTATTTAAACATTCTATAATTCTTTCTTCTGAAACAGGAGTGCCAATAGGTAATTTAAATTCTGAATCAGATTGTAATACTAAATGTCCTACACCTAATGTAAGAAAACCTAAATGATCTTCATAGGATTCTGTTTTATACCCCTCATCAAATATAAGTTCTTTAATTATTTTATCTCTATTCATTTTATTATTATATATTGATTAAACCTTCCCCTATTAAAAAAGAACAGGAGCAGACTTGCTCTAAATTAATAAGGGTCGGCTATTCTTGTTTTTGAGATGCACCAAAATAAAAACTTACAATTGCAGAAGCTAAACCACCTAAATAACCTAAAACTAAATTAATAAGTGCTTCGCTATTTTGTTCAGGTGGTTGTAGTGTTACTAAAAATATATATCCCATAAATCCTCCAACAACAACTATTCCCATTATTCTTGCTGTCCAATCTTTAGAAAACTTTCCTCTAGCATCTTGTATGTCTGCTGTTTCTAAAGAAAATACATCTACTTCAAGTTCTTTCATTTGTAACTCAAAAGCTTGTTCTGTTTTTTTAAGTTCAAGCATTTGTTCTGGTGTAGCTTCAGCCATAGCTTTATCTATAGCTTTAGGATTGTTAGGCACACCTAACACATCAGATATCATTTTAGCTGCCATACCGCCCATTGGACCACCTAAAGCAGTACCAAGAGTAGGAGCTACAGCACCAATTACGTTTTTTATTAAATTAAATTTCATATTATTTTGCCAAAGGGTTGTCGTCTTGTTTATCTAGTTCTATCCAAATTCTTTCAACATCACTTGTTAGTGAAGCAACACTTGCTTTAAGGTCACTGTTGTCTGGAATAACTAATCCATCAATAGACTTGTTTATGTAATCAACAGAAGTTTCAATACCCACAAACCTTTCTTCAATAATCTTTTGAGCGTCTTCTGTATCGCCTATGCCACCTATTTGTGCTTCAAGGTTTTCTAACCTATTCACATAAGTAGCTCCTGTATAGCCAAAGCCAGCTAATGTGCCAACTATCCCTACTAAAGCTATTATTTGTGTTGTTTTATTTTCAAACCATTCCATATTGTCTCCTATAAATTTGGTTGTAAACTAATCATACTATTCATCATACTTATATTACTACTAGCTAAACTATAATATCCAGTGATATTATCTGGCAAATATGCTGTGTTATATATAGTTTTATCTTCATACCATGTTGGTTGTGTTGGAATTTCTACAGATTTATAAGAATCAAAACCTACTACATATCCCATATAAGCAACTAAATTAGCTTCTTCGCCATACTTACCTGTTTCTTCTTGTGCTGTCTGCCCTTCTTCTTGTTGTTCTTTTATATTATTAGCTATTATTTTATCAGCTATTTGATCTGCTTCAGAAGAAGTCATTACACCAGATATAGCAGTATCTATTTGATTATTCATGTTATTAACTTGAACATCAGCCATAACTACTTGTGGGTTATTGTCTAAAGCTGGCATAGGAGTAATACTAATAGATACATTGCCAACTGTTCCTGTGTTTCCATTTAACGAAAGAATTGTATTAGATTGCATGGTAGCAGAATTAAATTGATCTGATCTGCTTGGAGAACTGCTTGTGCTTATTCCATTACTAGAGGATGTATTACTAACGCTTGAAGTATTATTATTTGTAACATTAGAGCTGTTAAATGAAGTTGTATTAGAAAAACTATTATTAGCTGTTCTTATAGTACTATTCACCACACTTATAGCTCTTTCTCTTGTCATAGAACTTTCACCTCTTTCTTCTCTTTCAGAAATTTCAAGTTCATTCAACTCTTCTTCAAATATTTCTTCTTCTTGTTCTCTAATTTCTTCTTCTGCTAATCGTTCTTCTATTTCTTCAAATATTTCTTCTACTGCTTCTTCTTCAAATATTTCTTCTATAAATTCTTCTTCTGGTTCTTCTTCTATACTAGCTATTTCTTGCAGTTCTTCTTCTGTTTCAGCAAGTTCTTCTTGTGCTTCTAATTCTTCTTCAAACCATTCGTCTAATTCTTCTATACTATTAAATTCTATAAATGTTTCAGGTTCACTATAGTCTTCTACTAAAAAAGTTTCTTGAAATGTAAATTGATCTATAAGAATATCTTCTTGATACTGTGTATCAAATATATCCATTTGAATATCTATATCATCATAAGATGTAACAGAAGTAGTTTCCCAGTTAATTATGCCGTCATTACTAAACTCTAATTCATTTCCAAACCATTGATCTACTTGTTCTTGTCCAAACTGCTCAACATCTAATTCGTACCAATCAGCATCTGTAAAATTTTCACAAGCATTTTCATAACAAGGATCACTAGGGTCTAACCATTCATCATATTCTGTGTCATACCACATATCTTCTTGTTCATGTCCATAATCAAACTCATATGGATCAAAGTAAGCTACAGAAGATTCTTGTCTATATCCTGCACAAAATGGAGCGTATTGTGAATTATCATCACATTGTTGGTCATCATAAGCTTGTAGGTAACTAGGACATGATTCACTATACAGTTGAGTAATACTACATTGTTGAGTTAAATACGCTGCTGCATATCCTTCACAAGCTGTATTACTTAAAACATCAGAACAATCTAATGAATTTCCTGTTCCTACTCCATACAAAGAACCGCCATTTTCTAACAAAGTATTAGAATTAGTATTGTTCCAATCTGTACTTACACAACTTCCTGAAACATTAGTTGTTCCAGTTCCGCATTCATCGTGAAATAAATATTGATAAGTTTGAGAAGAAGTACCTTGTTCTCCTATTAGTACATCATGTTGTATGACATCTAAACCTCCGTACCTAAAATCAAAAGTATCGTTAGTCCACAATATAACTTCAAAACTGTTGTTAGAACTACTGCGGTTGTATTCTCTTAAATTGTACCAACCAAAAACTGTTTTATCGTTAAATACTTTTCCTAACATTTTAGAATTGTTGTCTCTAATTAAGTCTGTCCAAAATGGATAAAGTGTATAAGTTACTTCAGGCAATAAATCTGGGGTGTAGTCATTACAATAAGCACCACTTGTTTTAAAATGCAAACAACCATTAGTTGCTATTCTTGCTTGAGTAAACGACTGACCATAAAAATCAAAAGTAAAACCTAAGTTAAAAGCAGAAGATACACCATCATCACTTGCGTTTAAATTAGTTGTACCACTTTGATTTGTTAAATCTATAAGACTCTGATTTGCTTCGTAAGTATATTCACTTAAAACATTAAAACTAAAAAAACACGCTATTGCGTAGAGTAAAATTCTTTTTTGCATTGTCTATTAGTTTTAGTTTTTGTTGTGTAAGTTTTTTTAACTAAACCAACAACATCTTTATTAATTTTATTTCTTTTAGGATTTGCGTTTTGTGTGCATTTTTTTACATATTCTTTTTCAACATCTTTAGAATCTGGTCGTTTAGATTTATTTTGTTCCCATTCGGCTGTAGCTTCTTTACCTATTTTTCCATTGTAAGGACAAGGTGTTCCTGCCATTTCCATAGCTTTAAATACTCTCGCATCTTGACAAAGTAAACTTACTGAAGCTACTTTCATCCCCATATCATATAAATATTTACTAAGCTTTAATCTTTCACAATTTTGGTCTATTACTGTTCTGCCTGTTGATATACCAAAAACTTGACCTTGAAAAGCTCCTGATCTACCAACTGTACATAAGTCTTGTGAATAAGACATGATTGAAGGTGCTATAGCTGACGCTGGTGGACTTTTAACTGTTTGTTCAATAATTTGCTTAGAAGTAGACTTATTTACGTTTGTATTCGTGTTATTAGCGTTTATATTGTTATTGTTAGTATTTGTATTGTCTGTCGTAACATTAGAGTCAGATGTACTATTATTTACATTAGTATTGTTTGACGTAGATGTATTGTTACTGGTGTTGTTAGATGTAGTGTTGTTTGTAACTGCTTGAGTAACATTTGAAACATTATTTGATGTACTTGTATTTACATTAGTGTTTGCATTATTGTTAGTAGAAGTTGCTGTAGTAGTTGCTGTTGAAGTATTTACGTTTGTATTTGCATTAGTATTAACATTAGTATTACTAGCAGTATTGGTAGCAGTTGTCGTAGTAGTGTTAACATTTGTATTTGAGTTAGTATTATTATTAGTATTTGTTGCAGTTGAAGTATTAGTATTGGTGTTGGCTGTTGTTGTTGTATTTACTGTTGTTAAATTATTATTTTCACAATTATCTGTACCATTAGTACAACCTGTTCCTGTTTGTTCTGTAGCTGCATTTAAATTTAAAGAACTAATTCCTAATATTGAAATAACTAAAAATACATTAATAAAAGAAATATAATTTTTAATCATTATTTTTTACCTTTGGAACAAACAAACCTTTTTCTATTAATATTGCTCGATTAGCTAAATGAGCTTCTTCTACTAATGCTTTATTTTCTGCATTATATTTAACTGCATGATATTCTTTTATCATTAATTCATTAACGTTTTGCATTGATCCTTTTTCAAATTCAACCCAAACATCTGCTATTATTCTTCCAAATTTTCCTCTTGAGTCTTTTAATCTTGTTTTTAATACAACTTTTTTTCCTTTAATACATTCTTGAAGAAAAGCTTTGGCAAGCTTACCCCGTGCTTTTTCATCCAAGTTACGAGTCCTCGACTCGGGAGTATCAATCCCACCCAAACGAACCCTAGAAAAATACAGAATATCAAAGCCGAGATCAAGAATAACATCCATAGTGTCACCATCAACCACCCTTTTAACTTCGCAACTATATTCATACATATTTTATTTTTTATTTTTATTAGATTTTTTTTTCTTTTTTTTCTTTGAAGAACCTTTTGTAACTTGATTTTTCATATTAGCTCTACTTATTACCATTTTACTTTATTAGCCCAATAAGCTGCTGACATTTTACCTTTAGCTATGTTTTTACCATGCCTTGCTTTAAAAGATTTACGTCTAGCTTTTTGTTTAGCAGACTCACCTTTTTTTGGTTTTCCTGCAGTAGAAACACCTTGTTGACCAAATCTAATAGTTTTAATTTTGTCACCTTCTTTAGCTACTACTATATGAGATTTTTTTGCATGACTAGGAGTTCTTTTAGGTTTGTTAAAACCAGACACTCCTGCTCTATCTAATCTTGAATCTTTTTTCTTAGCCATTTATTTTTTACCCCAACGTTTAAATGTTTTTCCATTCCAAAACCAACCTTTATAACAATTATTGTTATTTATAGAAAAAATTTTTTTATTTTGTATATTTTCTTTTTCCATTATTTTTTCTTTTTTTTATGTAATCCGTGTTTAGCGTGTTGTTTACCTTTTTTAGTAGCTGCTCGTTTCTTTTTATTAGCTGCTGCTAATTTTTTTTTACCTGCTGCAGTTGATTTTAATTTTTTTATAGTGGCTGCTGGTGCATATACTTCTCCAGTCTCAGAAGACTTTTTACCGCTAGGAGTTCTCCACTTTTGTTTAGTCCATTTTTTTAGGCTTTTTTGACTTTTTTTTAATGCCATGTTTTTTCCTATTTTTTTTCTAATTCCTCACTATACAAATTATTAAATGTAATTGTAGGGTCTAAATAACTTTCGTGTTCTTCTGCTGAATGTATATATTGTGATGGAGCAAAGTCTGGAGCACCTTCTCCTGTTCTCCATAATGCAGGACTTGTTGCTCTTACTCTATTATTAGGTAAAGCAACTAAGTTACCTTGCCATTCACATTCTTCCGTTATGTATATAACATGAGATTGTTTATGTTGATCTGGACTATCAGCTATAGTGTTATTTGTATAATCTACAGTAAATAGATATTTACCTTGATAAAACTCATTATTAATTTTGCATATCCACGGACTAGAACTTACTCTGTCCATTACAATTACAGAATGATCTCTTGATTCACAATCCCACGGTTGAACTAAATGATTTTCCATAGGTATAGGAAAATTTTTCATTGCCATATCAAAAACAATACCCTGTATGGGCATTCTAGCCCACATAGCACCACCATGAATATTTTCTATGTCTTCATCGTTATCTATTTCACAACCTGTAAAAACAACTTGAAAACTTAAAGACCTATCAGGAATAGTATTTACAGCAATAGCTAAAGCGTGTACAAATTCTCCATGATGTCTTTGATGATCACAAGTAAACTCTTTTCTTATCCAACATTTAAAATAAGGTATATTACTAATAAGATGTGACATTTTTCTGCTCCTTTATAATTAACTTTTATAACCTCCACCTTTGGCTTTATATTGTTTAGCAAGCATTTGTGCTTTTCTAGCACTCCATTGACCAGCTTTGCCGCCTTTTGTACCTGATTTTATTCTATTAAAAATACTTTTTCTTAAAGTAGGTTTTGTATAATTTCCTGCTTTATTAACTGTGCTTTTTTTCTTAGTAGTAGAACCACCTTTTTTTAAATTTAAACTTTGTAAAGTTTTTGCTTGTTTAGCATGAGTTTTACTAGCTTTTTTTAAACCTTTAATTACTTTCTTTACTTTAATTTGAGTTTTATTTTTTACGGGTTTTTTTTGTAGCATCTTTATTTCTTTTAAATGATCTATTTTTAGATTTTGTTGTAACTTTTAAATTATTTTTATTGCTATTTTTAGGATTACCATCAACATGATGAACATCTTTTCCATCACCTTTTTTTACTTTTTTAGCTTTAGTTAAAATAGCTCTAGCTTTATTTCTTCCTGCTCTATTTTTTTTTTGTTTAGGTTTTCCTTGATAATTATCGTATTCTTTTCTGTAATTACGCATTATTTAATAAATTCTATATAACCTGCAAAAGAAAGAATAATTCCATATATGCCTAATAACATTTTATCTATTTTATCAAAACGTTTATTTCCTGATTCTAATCTTTGTTCAATATTGTCATAACGTAAAGAACATAAATCTTCATGTCCTTTAAGACGTACTTCAAATAATTCAGAAGATTTTTCCATTATTTTAATTTACCTCTTTATTTTCTTCTAATACTTCTTCAGCTACTTCTTTAGAAGCATTTATTAAAGCTTGGTTAAAGACTTGTTGTGAAGCCTTAATTTGATCTAATTGAAACATAAGTCTTGCTTCTTTATTTCCTAAATCTTCTAATTGAGACTGTATGTACTTTTGTTTTTCTGTAAGTTCTACTTCTACAGGTTCAATGTTTTCTACGTTACTCATAATTTAGTTAGCTGCTATGTAATCTGTGCCAGTTGTAATTGCACCTGTGTAAGATGATTTATCATCTGATGCACCTGCTATATCTGGTTGATTACCGATTGTTCCATCATACGCTAATATAGCTGTTAGATGGTCTACGTTACGTTGTACCAATTCATTAATTGCTGCTTGGTTTGCACACGTTGCTGCATGACTAGATGACGAACCATTTGTATTTATATCTGTAATAACTGTTACGCTATCTGTTGCTGCTGTTAAACATTCTGCTACTGTTTGTGCCATTATTTATCTCCTAATTTAATTTTTAATTCTTCAACTTCTGCTGAAAGTTCTTGTACTGCTTTAACTAACATTGGTACAAACTTTGCGTAAGTAAGACCATAAGCGTTTTTATCTTCGCTCAGGTGTGTTGTTAAGTTAGTTTCATCATCTATCTTATGACCATATTCTGC